TCCCTTCCTCCTGTCAACGTGCCATTCTTTCGGTTCATTCATAGCGTTACCACATCGGATTCATTAAGTCAAACTTGGTGTACCAGTCAGCCCCTTCCAAAGCTAACCACATCAAGACTGGTATGCCCAGGATAAAGAATGCACAGGTAATGAAAGCCCATCCTAATCCTTTTGTTGTACAGTACTGCTCACTCATCTTCATCATCCTTCGGTAAATAAACTAAAACAAATGAGTCACACTCAGGACAAGTAAGGTTAGTAACCATGCTGTAGTCACCAAAGAGTGTAGTCTCTTCATCAATATCGTGATCGCCACCCCAAGTTAATTTAGTATCACAGTGCCAACAATTCATTTGTAATCCTTCCTTGCTTTGGGTGGAAAGCTATCTTGATTCCATCCCTTGTTAATTTGTTCGGTTGCCCAAGCATAAGTGATACCCCAGTATCGTGCTGCTTCTGCCATGTTAAGAAATGTTTTACCGTACAGTTTACACTTCCTTCCCTTCTGTTTGAAGGTGGGTTCATATCGAATACGAACATGGCAAGGTAATTCTTTTGGTTGCATTACTGGTTTACCTCTACCTCTAGACAAGCCACTGTCTCTGACTTGTGTGTTATCATCTTGGCTGCTTTACTCAACTCAATCTGACACTCTTCCAGAGTGGCGTATGATCCTAACTGGTAGTGATCAACAGACTGTGTACTGAATAACTGCATCCATACTAATATATACATCATCTCTTTGTCTCCTTATACATAACTATCATTGAACTCAATATGTAGTGAATGCCATGCTCTTGAATATTCGTAATCCCAATTAGTACCACCATCTTCCATCTCACCTTCTGCTATAATCTTTGCCCAGTGGTCTAGGCTAGGCTCGTGATTAAGTGGCAATTCATTTTGGAAATAAAGTTTCATCCTATTTAAAACATCGGATACCATACTTCACCCTTTTCCCTTTGTTCTATGACATCATCTAATATTCTTTTGAGGTTATCTGCTTTCTTGTATTCCCCTTCCCACTCAAGATCAGATATATCTTTTTGTAAATCTATAATGTACTGTTGTATGGCTACTACCTTTTCATCTTCATATTTTAAATGTCTCATCAGTGGTATGTCCTCAAATCTTTTTCTTCCATCCAAGCTTTGAATTGTTTAGAGGTGAGTCCTTTCTCCTTCATGAACCATTGAAGGTCAACAACAGCATCAAGTAGTGTGTTGTTTTGTTCAATAATTAATTCAACAATATCTTTATCTCTTTCCTTTAGTCTTTCTAGAAGGTTGTTGATTTCATCAACAGACAAATACATTACCTCTTCTAGATCATCTTCATCATTATCCATACTGTTAGTTCCTTTCTTTTAGTTATACTTAAAGTATTATATCTTATATAAGAATAATAAATATTAGTATACTTTAGGTATAACCTTTAGTTATTAGTTGGCAACTGTTGTTTTTATTTCAAGTGGGGCAAGTTGTCTCACCACCACAGAAGAAACAAAAAACCTAACCAAGCCACGTTTACAAGTATGGCTACTACTTCATGTGTCTCTAGCATAATCACCTTTATCTTTGTGTCCAGGCTTTGTTGCCTAAACTATTTTCTTCTNCCCAAGTAATGAACAGTCCTACCTCACGCCCATAGGCTTCGATCTCTGAGGGTTTATCCCAGTATGGTATGTTGTCCTCACTGTTCTGTGTTAGATCTCCACACTCGTACTGTTTGACGTGTACCAGTTCGTGAGCCAGTGTTATAAGCATATCTCTGAGCTTCAGAGATCTATCTATATCTATCATGTACTCGCCCATATCCATCTGGATACAACCACCTAGACCATAACCCTGTCTTCGAAAGCATACCTCTATGTACGGATCTATGTTGAACTTCTTTTTAAAGAACATGATCATACTTATAGCGTATTTCTGTTGGCTCTTTGTGCCACCCTCAATCATGATCCATTTATCGTAGCTCATTGTATGCTTTCTCCACTTCTTCAGCAGTGATAGGTACTAGGTCAGTAACACTGTCCTTTATTTCAACCCAGTCATAGATGCTCTCAACTGATGGATGATCCTGATCGTAATCATCATAAAGTCTAGGCTTCCAGTATCCGTTATTCTTTTCTCTCTTTATCATGTAATCAGCAGTGTTGTAGCAGTGATCAAGACTACAGTTTATAAACATCACCGACTGGTTCTTGTAGTTAAACATTCTGGTGTTCATAGTTTTACTCCTAACTTAATTAAATCAAATACTATTCTGTCAATCATATCGTACACTTCATCCCACTCCCAATACTGGTAGGTGTCCAGTGCACACTCAGTAAACCATTCTTCTAGGTAGTCCTCATCAAAGTCTTTCCAGTTGTCAGGTAATTCCTGAGTCAGAAAATGTCCTGATAGTTTTGCAAATATTTTTTCGTATGTTTTATCTGCCATACTTTTATCCTTTTCTATTTCAATTCCAAAACTTGTTTTCATTTTATCTCCAGTCTGTGCTGTACTCTGCGTCTATTGGTGCAATCCCTGATACGTGTATGTCGTGCTCATCAAAGATCTTTTGGTGGCGTGTGATTGCGTTGTCTTTACTCCAAGAAATCTCCCAGTGATCAGTCAGGTACACTGGACTATCTGGGTCTCCCCATTCTTGGTCAGGTGTACCAGTTTTATTTCTGACTGTGTAGAATACTACCCACAAGTTACACTCATCATCTATTAATCCATCAAGCATTATGCTATCTCCCTATATTCATAGTTGTAATTGTACTCAGCATCTAGATACATCCACTCTGCTTCATAGGCATGATCCCAATTAGTATAGCATCCATCGTCCATCTCTGCTTTAGCCCTGAGTTTAGCCCAATGATCTAGGCAAGGCTCATGGTTGAGTGGTAGCTCTTCTTGAAAGTATACTTCATACATTTTATTTATCCTCCTCTGGTTTATGAAACCATGCTTCTTCATCATCAGGCATAACGTATGGACGCCAGTGATTAGGACTACCGTCCTCACCTATACGTGGTCTGAAATTAAATATGTTCTTCAATTTATAAGACATATCTTCTAACCTACGCACCTTCTCAAGGCTAGTGTCAAACATCTCTTTAAAATCATCACATATATCATCCATGCTTCGATACACTTCAAGTAGTTCTTCTACCTCACTGCGAGTTAGCTTTGTCTTTAATTTTACTTCTTTGTTTTTCATAGTCTTAGCTCCTTCTATTGCTTTCATTATTTCATTACTATCCATTTTGTAGTTCCTTTTGTTTACTTAATCCTCGCTCTAGCATTTTGAGTGCTTCATGTTTATCCCCACGCTTGAGCGTCTCGTATGCCCAGGACACCCAACCATAAGCTTCTGGGTCTATTTGTTCTGGGTCAGGTGCTACCACCACTGGTTGGTGAGCATCATCCTTCAGTAAGTATCTTAGCTCTGCCCCCACCTTGTTCTCGTTTAAGAACTCGATAAGGTAAACCTTAGACACTGGTACATCAACTTGCTTCCAGTCTTTAGGGAAGTAGCGTTGTGCATCTCTCTGAGTACCAACCCACTGTCCTTTACTTGACTTGTATAGTATCATCTCAAGTTATCTCCTTCATCAAAGTCCAGTTCTATTTCATCATCTAGCTTGTAGCTACTCACAGTGTTTGCTGTTTGATGCCACGCCATGTCGTTCAATGTCATACCAAGTAAACCTATTGCTAGTTGTTTTATCTCTGCCTCATCAAAGTCTGAGTAGTAGATTAGGTTATATATTTTTTCTATTCTAGGTGTCATAGTTATCCATCCTCATTCTAACGTCTAGTCTCCAATTAAATCCTGTTAATGTTTTAGGTGTTGCAATCCCAACATCCAAGATATGATTTTTAATTGCTTTATAGATTGTGTCTGTTTCGTCACACTCTAGATCCTCTGCTTCGATTGTAATGTCTTTGTATCTCATGGCTGCACCTCATACTCGAACCACTGTCTAGCTTGTGCATCAGTAAGCTTGTACTCATTCCCAGACATAGACAAAAGATCCTTTACAATCCAAGGCATTTTCCTTGCTTTAGTTTTATAGCCTACTAGCTGCATACGATACCGTACTGCTTTATGGTCTATGTAGTCGTGTACCTTAGATGTATCTAGCCTGTGAAGGATAGACATTTTCTTTAGATCCTTTTCTTCTTTAGTCTCTGCTCCATCAAGTAATACTTTTACTTTGAATGTAGCCTCACCACCTCTGTAGGTGCAACTATCAACAAGAGTTTGTATTTTTAAATCACAAGTTTCCTCAAAGTCATGTGTTAGTAGTAATGAGTTTATCTCATTGCGTAATGTCTTTAATTGTTCTTTTGTAAAATTTGTCATGATAAAAACCTTTTCTTTACCTCAATTGTTATGCCCTTCATCCTTAGATACTTGCTAACAAGTCTATCTAATTCTGACTTATCTTTTGTAGAGTGGTAAGCAAAACACTCACCACCCTTTTTACTGATGTGAATAACGTACTCCATTAGTCTAGCCTTGATCCTGCCCAAGCATCTAGTCCATAGGATTGTAAGACTTTTGCGGCTGCTCTAGCACCTTGTTCTTTACAGTCTATGTTCTGGAAGTATGAGTCACTAGGGTTTGACCACCAAAATCTTTTATGTGTCCAGTCCAGTTCCAAACCTAGAGCACGTAACACCTTGCGTTCTTCACGTCCTAACTTTGTGTTGCCCTTGTGTTTAGGTTGCACTGTAACCCATGCAAAGCCACAAGCAAAAGCATCCTCACCTTTTAATACATTTTGAATATACTTCTCTGTAGCTGAGACTGCTGCCACAAGTGCTTCTTCTCTTACTTCTTTTGCTGTATCTATTGACAATCCATTTATCATTTATCTAATCCTTCTTTTGCTAATATTCTTAGTACATAGTGGAGTGGTTGATCACCTAGCGTAATTACTTTTTGTTTGCTTTCGCTGTAGCGTTTAGCTTTTGCCATTGCTGAAATGTCGCTAGGTATTTTGCGAGTAGCTAGGACATTTTCCATAGCTAGTATTTGGTTAAGTGTTACTGTCATTTGTTTATTCTCCTTTTAATAATTTTATTCTAATGATTCACCACACTCAGGACAGTAGTCCTCTTGTCTAAAAACACGATGCCCACCAAGCCCATCATCTGTGGCCTCATCGTAGATATAACCCTCTTCGACTACTTCCCAACCTAGGTGTCCATCCATATCCTGTACACCTAGCCAGAAGGCATCTAATTCACCTTGTGTTTTGAATTTGTAAGTTTTGGCTTTGTCACCATTTTCATGCGCCCATCCCCATAAAATTGAAACTTTATATTCTTTCATTTTTTATTATCCTTTTTTATTTGTTCTATCCCTTCAATATCAGATAGAATTATTACTTTAAATATACTTCATGAACTTGGTTATGTTGTGTGTCTTTTATGTCACGCTCATACTCGACATAGTAAGTGACACTGTCAAACCTTGGTGCATATGCTCCCTCAAATACAGCACTATCTAGCTCTGCCCTAGTAGGTGCATTTATGAAATGGCGCTCACCATTTTTGTAGAACAGCGCCCAGTGTTTTAATATTTTCTTAGTCATTATTTTACCTTCCATTGTATGCTTCAACAGCATTTAAAAATTTTGTGTTTGTTCTTTCTGGTGAGCCTTGCCAGTGTGTTACCCATATCGAGTTGTCATTCAGTAGCCCTACATATCTACAGCGTTTTCCCTCAGTCCCACAGCGTAGCCATTGCCCTCGCTGTAGCTTTATTTGTCCAGTCTCAATAGCTTTCTTGATGCTATGATCCCACACGTTAAGAGTTGTCATATACTGCATTTTTAAATCCCTTCATTCTGTCTGATCTATTGTTATTAAGTAATACTTATCGCCTAGCTGATCTACTATCTGTTCTTTGCTGTAAGCATTCATGTAAAAACTTATAAAGCGTGCACTAGGTTTTAGTGATGTTTTCATTTCAATAAAATATCTAGTCATCATTCAATATCCCTTCTAAAATATTATTTACTTCACATATTCTTTTTATTGCTTCATATCTTTGGCTTTCACTGTTGAACATGCTACTTGCTGAGACTTCCAGAGCGTTCATGTAGTCGCTCAATTGATAGAGTTTTTTCTTATGATATACCAAGTTATCCATTGTCATTCCCTCCATGTATAAAATTGTGGCTCATATTGTGATTGAACCCATTTATTTTTTCCATTTAAATTGAGCATTAAATCCATATCATTTATTGCATCCTCAAAAGTGTAACCCTCGAATGTAAAGTATTCCCCTTTATATCTAAATTTAAACATTTTATTTACTCCCTTGTTGATTTATTTGACGCATCAATTCATCAATCCTAGCTATAACTGGAGCGTTCTTTTTTCTGTGAGCTATTTCTTTTATTTTCTCTAACATTTCTTCACGTTCATCTAACGTTCCAAAAATAGTTCCCTTTTCTTCATCAATAATCATTTATACCTCCATTATTAAGTAAGTTATAATCCAAGCTAATATCCCTAGAATAGCCGTTATTGCTATTGTACCTATGATCCAAGTTAAAAACATTTTATCACCTCTTTATTAATGTAATGGATAACTAATATTCGCTACGTCTCTAGACCAACAAGCTCTACAGTCTCCACAGTGGCCGAAGTCTTGTTCTTTCTTTTCTGGTTTACTCATAGCCTTGAACGTCTCTAGATCTACAACAATGTTTTCCTTGTTGGTTCTATAAGCTAAACACTCTTTACCATGTACAGGTTTTTTATGATTTACAGTACTTGTGTTTACATGCCCTTTTATAGGCGCATCATCAACCATAGTTGAGCTAACTCTTATCACTAAATTATCTGGTTCTAGTCCATGCCTTTTGCGGTATGTTTGCACAATCTTAGCTTCTCTTGTTGGCAACCAGTGTTTAATATCTGGAGTTTCTAGACAACAAAGAACGATAGCATGTAACATTTCAACAGATTGTAAATCACCACTATCAAACCACCTATGAAAGTTTACACCTAGCTTGTTGCAACCTCTTTTAATTTGAAATGCCATTTGTTTAGCCCACAATTTAGGGTTGGTTGATATTAGCTTTTCAGCCTTAAATAAATTGTTAGTCCAACCTTGATCAACACTAGGGCGTAGCTTTTGAAGTTTAAGAGCGTAACATTTAGAGCATGTTGAACCCTCTATCTTTGCAAGCTTAGAGCCTACTTTGCAGTGTTTGGCGCTGATAGCGAATGTTGTGCTAGGCATTTTAGTGTTACCTAGCGATACTTTACCGCTATTCTCAATAGTCTCTTTTAGTGTGAAGTTATCCATTTTTACTTTCCCTTTTTATGACGTTTCTTTTAAGAATAAATTTTCAACAAAAGTAACTTTAAAGTGTGTATCATATTTTTCTGATTTAAAGATTAATCTATTCTTTTTAGGTGTATAAAATTCAATACAATCATTATTATTTTCCATGTTAAAACCATTGTTTTTTAGAACATTAATCATGAACTCATTTACTTTTTTATTTACTATATCGGTTTCGTATTTCATTTTTATTTTCCCTTTTATCTATCTCTAGCCATTGGATCATACCCAAATTCTTCAAGTAAATTTTCAGTCCAGTCCGTTGGATCATAGTCTGAAATAATTTCATCTGGTTCTCTATCATACTCTAAAACTATAAATATCCAACCTACGTATCTCTTTGTTTTTCTGTTAGCAAATGAAACGGTTGAAATATCTACACTAAAAATAGAATCAATTATTTCATCTATTTTGTTGTTCTCATTTATTCTTTGATCCTCCTCATCTCTAACGACTACAAAAATATTAGGATCTAATTGAGCCTTTTTAATAATCTTTTTTAACAGTGTTTTAGCTTTCTTTTCATGTATCATTTTAAAGTACTCCATTATAGTTTACTGGCCCGTCTATATCTACATAGACAAAAGCTTTAGCGTTTATTTCTATTCCAGAACCCCATACATCGTTATCAGCTACACAAGTATAACTTGCTGTAGGTTGTAGATAAGACTTTCTATTATAATGGCCTTTATAAAAGTTTTTAATTGCGTCTGGTTTTCTTTTAAATTCATCTCCTTTTTTAAGATCTTTTAAAGCAACCTTTTTGAATTGCTCACCGTATTTGTTTGTTACAATAGAAGTAGTCATAAGAGTGTGTCCTTTTAAATATATATATAAATTATGTATCCAAGTTAGCTGTTTAACTGGTAAGCACAATACCTAGAAAACCACTATTTTATTTTGTGTTGTAAGTATGCAACAAATATTAAGAATTGAGGGAAAGACTATTTTGTGACCAGTAACAGCCAGAACATTAAAAGCTACTCAGAGGGCGTTATATTGAGTGTGAGATGTATTTCTTGGTTTGTTCTATGTCTGTTCTACTGGTAGTTATTTTGTGATCACAAATCTAGGAGTATACTTAGTGTCCATACGTAGGGTTTATAGTTGACTACTCTTTTTGTGATCACACACCTAATAGTTTAATACTAAGCGTTTTCCCCTCAGAAATAGTTTAAAGTTAAACTAATTTTCCCCTATTACAGTTTAATACTAAACTAAAATACTAAAAGTAGTTTAATGTTAAACTATCTTCAGANTATTGTGTCTGTATTCCTAGCGTATACAACATATAGTAAGAGGGGGGGATGGGACGTGGTGGGGGTGTACGTACTATATATATGCCCAATGACAGAGAGGGCTATTTTTCGACTGTTAACCACATTGTTAATCAAGTGGTTTACACTTGAGTTGTGATCACATTTAGATATAACTAACAGTATGAAACTATATAAGAGTAAGAATAAGTATATCTTGTTAGATGACAGGGGGTTCATACTAATTATAACAAGATATAAGAATATATGCTTACGTCTTATGGGTGTGACATAGTGTCATCGGGGGTAATTACTTGTTGTTTTATACTTGAAGTCAGTATAACTAATAGTATATACTAACAGTAATACTTAAAGTATTTAATACTTTTATTTTTATTCTTATATTTATTACTAATATTAGAATTACTAACAGTAATTACTTAAAGTAATACTTACAGTACCTCATATTCTTCTTTTGTTGTCCATTTATTGAAAATAAATAAAAGATAATATTGACAATGGTATTACTTTAAGTACAACTACCGAAATCCAAATGAGTAAAAACAGAATAAAGTACTTTGAGTCAGACTCAGTACTAGAAGAGTTCTACAACGCACTAGCTAATCAGGACGAAAGGAAACTGAGGAGGGTACATATTCCCCGATCAGATGTCTTTTATGCTCGTAGAGCCTACTTTGAACACACAGGAAACTGGGAATCTCTGGATAGAATAGAAAGGTCAATGTACTTGGAGGGTATGTTGTCCAGATTTGACGTTCTAGACCCAGAGAGAAAAAGAGAATGGGAGTATCTTTATGAAGAAACAGTGGAACAAGTTAAAAAATAGTGTGAAAATGATTCTAGCTAACAAGAAAACACTGACAGTGGGTCTTGTACTAGGATTTATTATAGGAATCGTAATAACGTGGTAACAACATGGACAGTTTAAAGATACCAGTAGCTCTTGTTGTAGCAATGGCAGTTCAACTGGCAGGTGTTGTTTGGTATGCCAGTGAAATGGTTCACGATATTGAGCACCTAACTGAAACAGTCAACGAACAACAAAAAATAATTGATGTGTTGAGCAATGACGTAAACGATCTGTGGACTTTTTGTACCTTCACTGAAAACAAGTGGGCTGAAGCCTACGTTGGAGACATGGTGTATGAACGTGTCTGTGGAAATAAAGAAGTTGTGGGGGAGTAAATGGTTATAGACTTTGATGTAGACGGTGATGGTAAGATCACAGAGCAAGAAGTAGCGATGAAAGAACGTATGCTTGAAGTAGAGCTACGTGAAGAAAAAGCAGAATCGCAGAAGTTTATGGCCTGGGTAGCAATGGGTATGATGATTATCTTTACTATCTTTCTCTTTACCCCACTAATGTCAGATTCAAGAGTTAACGCCCTCGCAGATTTGCTTGGGCTATTTTATATTGCACAGACTGGTGTCGTAGCAGCCTACATGGGAGCGACAGCATACATGGCAGGTAAACCAATGGGCAACAAAGTAGCTATGAAGAAGGATATGAGATAATGGCAGTAAAACTAGCAGCAAACACTGCGTTAGCGATAGGAAAATCTATAGCTAAAAAAGCAGGTATACCTCTCTCAGAACTAACAAAAGATATGGTTAGAAAAGCACCAGTTCCTGTAAGATACAAAAAATTATTTTTTGGACCAAACACTGCAGGTGAAACAAAGATAGCACCTTCAATTAAATCAAGCAGAGCAGTTGCTATAAAAGAAGGAAAAGCTTTAGGCACTGGTTTGGGTATAGGTATCCCTGCAGGAGCAGCAACTCAAATAATGGCTGCTGTAAAGAAAGCAGGTGGAGCTACAGTAAATCCTGGTAGCAAACCTATGGGTCTTGCCTCTGCAGCTAAAGACAAGCAACAAAAGAGTAGTGTTAAAAAGGCTGTTAAAAAAGCACAGGCTAAAAAGAAAGTTGTAAAGCCAAAGCCAAGACCAAAGAAACCTATTCCTAAAATTAGACCAAAACAAAGGCCATAGTTATGAGTTTTAATTTAAGTCAAAGATCGAAAGACAGACTGAAAGGGGTACACCCTGATCTAGTCGCTGTTGTTGAAAGAGCCATCGAACTGACAGGCGTTGATTTCGGAGTGACGTGTGGTGTCAGGACTATTGAAGAGCAAGAAGCTAACGTAGCTGCAGGAAGATCACAGACGATGCGATCCAAGCATCTTCCTCAAGAGGATGGATACTCACAGGCTGTAGATGTTGTAGCTTACGTAGGACCAGAAGTATCGTGGGAGTTAAACTTATACGATGACATCTGTGACGCTTTCAAAGCTGCAGCAGAAGAAGTTGGGTGTGCTATCAAATGGGGAGCAGCCTGGAGTGAAGGAGATATAAGAACATATCCAGGAACTTCAGAAGATGCGATGATGGCTTATGTTGATCTAAGAAGATCTCAAGGACGTAGACCTTTTATAGATGCCCCACACTTTGAGATGATGTAATGCGATGGTTAGTTTTCGTTCTCTTTTTATCTGGATGTGGTTTGAATCCGCTAGGGTTCCTAGGAGGATCAGGCGGTCCCACCGTCAACAGTAACGCTCAGATAGGAGCAGAGAATCGACAGTCAGTTATGTCTGTTGAAACAACTACATCTGCAGGACGAGACATAGTTTCAAAAGAAGTAGAGACAGGATCAGTGGGAAGCTTAGATATTATAAATACAAATATACCACCCTGGGTAATGCTACTTTTAATTTTAGGTTGGCTATTGCCAACACCTACAGAAATTGGTAGAGGTATAATGAACTTTATACTCACGCTATTTGGTAGGAAAGATAACCCTAAGTACGAGAGATACAAATGAGTGTACCAGAGCGTGTCAAATCGACAATGAAAAGACTGGGGTTAAAAGGAGTCAACAAACCCAAGAGGACTCCTGATCACCCTACCAAGTCTCATGTTGTCATGGCATCAGAAGGTGGCAAGTATAAATTGATTCGTTTTGGTGAGCAAGGAGCCTCTACTGCAGGTAAACCCAAAGCAGGTGAATCGGATAGGATGAAAAAGAAGAGGGCAAGTTTTAAAGCACGACACCGCAAGAATATTGCAAAAGGTAAGATGTCTGCTGCATATTGGGCTAACAAAGTTAAATGGTAAAGGACTAACAATGAAAACAACAGCAATCGCAACGGTAGCACTCCTGACAGCTACATCAGTCTCAGCTATGGATTTTCCTGTAGCAGGACAAACAGTCTCTATTGGCGCATCTTCAGATCTTAACTACACAACAGGTGTAGAAGACTGGGAGTGGGAATTAACACCATCAGCAGGTTTGACAGCTATGGGTATAGGTTTTACTATGGCTACAGACATTGACATGCTAGAACTAGAAGATGGAGACATCTTTCAAGGTCTTGATTTTACAGTAGACTACACAGTTCCTAGCACAAACGTAAATCTATATACTGAAGTATCTACAGATTCAGACTTAGAGTTTGGTGACATTACAGTAGGGGCTACGGTCAGCTTCTAATGTGGCTAGCAGTAATGCTGATGTGTGCAAATGCGTCAGCATTCTCCTGCACAGTTATGGCAAAAGCAGAACAACCTTTTTACAGTCAGGAGTCTTGTTTACAAGAAGCTACTGAACTAGCAGAGATGATAAAACTAAGAGGGGCTATAGCTGTACCTTCTTGTATAGAAATAGGAAAAAGTTTATAATGCCAGTCAATAAAGTTACAGGGGGCTACCGTTGGGGAAAGACAGGCAAGGTCTACAAGACGAAGGCTGCAGCATTACGTCAAGGTCAGGCCATTAAAGCGAGTGGGTACAGTAAGGGTGGTAGCACTGTAAACAAAGCAGGAAACTATACTAAACCTGGGATGAGAAAGTCTCTCTTTAACTCCATCAAATCAGGAGGTAAAGGTGGCAATCCTGGACAGTGGTCTGCTCGTAAAGCTCAAATGTTAGCTAAACAATACAAGGCCAAGGGTGGAGGTTACAAGTAATGAAAGCTCCCCAGAAGTCTCTCAAGAACTGGACGAAACAGAAATGGCGTACAAAGAGTGGCAAGCCTAGTTCTAAGACTGGTGAGCGTTATCTACCTAGTGCGGCTATTAAGTCTCTTAGCAGCTCTGAGTATGCCGCTACAACCAGAGCTAAACGAAAAGGCAAGGCGGCAGGTAAGCAGCATGTGGCTCAACCTAAGAAGATCGCAGACAAAGTAAGAAAATTCAGAGCAGCGGAGGGTGGAATGGCAAAGAAAACAGTTTGTCCAAAATGTAAAGGAAAAGGGTGTTCTCACTGTGGTGGGAAAGGTTATCATACAGCAATGAGTAAAGGTGGAGACATGAATAAAAAACCAATGAATGCAGGAATAAAAGCTTTGAAAAAAGCAGCACCAGAAGTAGCAAAAAAGATGGGCTATAAGTACGGTGGTTCAGCTAAGAAAAAAATGGGTATGAAGCATGGTGGAATGGCTAAGTGTGGTGCTTCTAATCCTGGGACACAAAGGAAAAACTAGGCATGGCTGTAACATTACAAAAGTATTTAAACAGTAAACTAAAAGAAAAAGGTTTATCTGTTAAAGAAGCTAAAAAGAATGCAGGTAAGTATAAAAGTATTGCTGCAGCTAAAAAAGCAGGATCACTCTATTACACAAACAAAGATGGTAAAGTGATGGCTGCTGTGTATGCAGAGGATCTTAAAAAACCAATTAAACCTAAAGTACGTCCAGGTTCAGGTAGTATAAAGGTTGAAGTTCTTGTTGGTTCTATGACAAAATCTGAAGTTGCAGATGCAATTAAAAAGGGTAAAGACCCTATGAATCTTGCAAAAGCAGCTAAAAAGAAAAAACCTGTAAAAAATAAAAAAGGTAAGCCTATGAACCTTTCTGGTAACTCTAGAGGCGGTATGGCTAGAAGAGGTAAAAAATGATAATAGAAGGTGATAAAGTAGTAGATAAGTATGGCAACATCCTTGGGGAATGGATTCGAGGAGAGTGGCATAGTAAAGATCCTGCAGCACTAGAGTTTTGGGAAAGCCAAAACACAGAAACTAAAAAAGTACGTGCTCGTAACGACAAAGGTCAGCTCATGGCAGATGATCCTTCTACTCCTGATGTCAACGAAGCTTGGACAACTAAAGTAGTTAAGAAAGTAAAAGGTAACAAGTGACCCTATTAGCAGACGCTAAATTCTTTTCAGCAGCTAAAGACCTCACTGCTACTGCAGGTGGAGCTAGTGGTAATGTTATCTACACTTGCCCTAATAACTATGTAAGTCTTATTAGATTTATGCACGTATCTATAGGTGCTAACTCTACCAAGAAGTATAGCTTACAGTGGTACGAGGCTTCTACAACCACATATCATTTTATTGTTGATGATCACAGTCTTGCAGGTAACAGTCTTGAAGAAGTAATACAAGGTGGTGGCTACCTTGCACTATCTCCAGGTGATAAGATTGTAGGGTTTGAAGAATCAGGTGCAGATGCTCATGTTATACTTTCAGGTGAAGAACATTACCAACCGACATAACGGAGTTGCATTTTTGTCACTACTATGATATAACTATTTGAATATAACTATCCTCACCCAGTTAGGGCTAACACAAACAACGAGGATAGATAATGTTTAAAAGAGTATTCAACCGACTAATTGAAGCAAGAGCAGAGTCAGCTAGACGTAAAGTTGCACGTATACAACTTGAGAAAATGACTGACAGAGAGTTACGAGATCTAGGGATTGGTAGATTTGATATAGAGAGAGCAATCCTGACAGGTAAGCCACTCTGAAAGAAACACTTAGTTTTTTTATTGATCATAGGAGTACTTTGGGAGGAGGCTCGTGGACCCAGTAACAATTATCGGTGGAGCTACCGTAGCGTTCAATGCACTGAAGAAAGGTTTCCAGTTTGGAAAAGATCTTCAAGAGATGGGTGGTCAACTAAATCAGTGGGCTAGTAGCATGAGTGATCTAGCCTACTTAGAGCAGAAAAACAAGAATCCTCCTTGGTGGAAAGCCATGGGAGGTTCTGTTGAAGCAGAAGCCTTAGAGATATTCACTGCTAAAAAGAAAGCAGAGGCTATGCGTCAGGAGCTAAAAGACTGGATTAGTTTCACGTATGGACCATCCGTCTGGGATGAACTGGTAGCGACTGAAGGTAGAATACGTAAACAAAAGAAAGAGCAAGAATACCGTAAAGCAGAAATGGTTGAAGCAATAATTACTTGGAGTATATCAGGTGTTATTCTTTTAACAGGTATAGGTACTCTAAGTTTTATAATTTACATGGTGGCATAATGGTTAAACAACTTACAGAAAAACAACAGAAGTTTCTTGATGTTCTTTTTGAAGAAGCAAAGGGTGATCCTGTACAGGCTAAAAAACTAGCAGGTTATGCTGATAGTGTAGCCTCTACTGCTGTTGTTAATAGCTTGACAGATGAGATTGCAGAGCTTACAAAGAAGTTCATAGCACAGTCTTCAACCAAAGCAGCATATACAATGTTTTCTGTTATGGCAGACCCCACAGATCTGGGCGTAAAAGAAAAGATGTTAGCAGCAAAAGATATTCTAGATCGTGCAGGATTTACAAAAACAGATAGGGTAGAAGTAAAAGCTACAGAGCCTTTATTTATTTTACCTGCGAAAGATGATGAGTAAAAGAGCAACAGCAGCAGACCACCCAACCAAAGTAGACTGGCAGATACCATTACAAGGGGAACTAGGAGAATGGTATCCGATCATACGAGTAGGAAGACACGTACCTTTTGGTTACAAACAAGACGAAACAGATCCAGATTTACTGTTACCTATCCCTGAAGAGTTAGAATTACTAGAAAAAGCTAAATTATTTCTTCAAGAGTACAGCGTAAGAAAAGTAGCAGCTTGGTTATCCAAAGAATCTGGTAGAGAAATATCGCATGTAGGGTTATATAAACGTGTCAGAATGGAAGAAAAAAGGCGTAGGGCTTCCTCGAACTACAAGCAGTATGCCAAAAAGTATAAAGAAGCGGCAAGGAAAAGCCAGAAGATCGAAGAAAAAAGAATTGGTGGTAGAAACACCAGAGATCTTGACGAAGAAGGAGACTACATCTCCCTCGAACCTGGAGAGCGATGCCCTTTCTGTGGGCAAACAAGAGGTAATATTTGAACCTAATCCAGGTCCACAAACTAAGTTCCTAGCTTCTACAGAACAAGAGGTACTATACGGAGGAGCAGCAGGTGGTGGCAAATCGTATTCGATGGTGGCTGATCCAGTTAGATACTTTGCGAATCCACATTCACGAATGCTACTTGTTCGTAGGAGTACAGAAGAGTTACGAGAACTTATTTCTGTAAGTAAACAGCTTTATCCAAAAGCTGTTCCAGGAATAAAGTTCATGGAAAGAGATAAGACTTGGGTAGCACCTAACGGTGCAACACTTTGGATGTCATACCTTGATCGTGATGATGATGTTATGAGATACCAAGGTCAAGCTTTCAACTGGATTGGTTTTGATGAGTTGACTCAATGGCCTACCAGTTACTCATGGAATTACATGAGGTCACGACTCAGAGCTACAAAGGCTAGTGGTCTTCCTCTGTACATGAGGGCAACAAGCAACCCAGGAGGGCCAGGACATCAATGGGTACGAAAACATTTTATAGAACCCAGTCCTCCAGGAGAATCCTTCTGGGCAACAGACGAAAACGGTGAAGTAATTAAATGGCCTAAAGGTCACACAAGAGAGGGTGAACCTCTATTTAAAAGAAAGTTTATACCTGCTACTCTGTTTGATAATCCATATCTCTCAGAGGATGGGATGTACGAAGCCAACCTTCTATCCTTACCAGAGCATCAAAGAAGACAACTACTTGAAGGCGACTGGGATATAAATGAAGGTTCTGCGTTTCCAGAGTTTAACCGACAGATACACGTAGTCAAACCCTACGATATACCGTCAAACTGGACTCGCTTTAGGGCTTGTGACTACGGTTACGGATCTCACACAGGTGTAGTATGGATTGCAGTAGTTCCAGGATCTGAACAGCTAATTGTCTACAGGGAGTTATATGTTTCTAAGATCATAGCGACTGACTTGGCTGACATGATCCTGGACTTAGAAGGGGATGAAAAAATAAAGTATGGCGTTCTAGACTCCTCACTCTGGCATAAAAGAGGAGATACTGGACCTAGCCTTGCAGAACAAATGATATTGAAAGGGTGCAGATGGAGACCTGCTGACAGATCGAAAGGCTCTCGTGTATCGGGCAAGAACGAGATACACAGAAGACTACAAGTAGATGAGTTTACAGAGGAACCAAGGCTTGTTATATTTGATAACTGTACGAATATTATCAATCAATTACCGACAATACCCCTTGATAAAAAGAACCCTGAAGATGTAGATACTAACTCAGAAGACCACTTATATGACGCTCTTAGATATGGCGTTATGACCAGACCTAGAAGCAACATATTTGACTTTGACCCAAGCTCTCAACGAACAGGGTTTCAAGCATCAGATCCCACATTTGGATACTAAGGATTAACTCATGGAAGAAGATGACATCTTTGAATCAGAAGAACTTTACATGGACGATGAAGAGTCCTCTTTTGTAGACGATAAAGAAGATTCTGATGATAGAACTGACAGTAAAGTAGGAACTGTTATTGGCTTTGTAGAAGATAAATACTCTAAAGCAGAAAAAGCCAGATACTCAGATGAACAACGTTGGATAAAAGCATACCAGAACTATCGTGGTATCTACGGACCTGATGTTCAATTTACCTCTACTGAAAAGTCCAGAGTATTTGTTAAAGTTACTAAGACCAAGGTTCTTGCAGCCTATGGTCAAATTGTGGATGTGCTCTTTGGTTCTAACAAGTTTCCTATCTCTATCAACCCTACTGTTTTACCAGAGGGTATTTCTGATACTGTAAACTTTGAGTCAGACCCTAACATACAGAATGCTGTTTCAAAAGACAGTTCTTACATGTCTGATGATACAAAACTACAGCCTGGTGAAACAATTATTGATCTACGAGAAAGACTTGGTTCTTTAAAAGATAAACTATCTCCTGTGCAAGATATGATAGAAGATGGACCAGGGGCTACTCCTTCTAAGATTACTTTCCATCCTGCTATGGTTGCAGCTAAAAAGATGGAAAAGAAAATACACGATCAACTAGATGAATCAAACGCTAAGAAACAACTACGCATAGCAGCTTTTGAGACAGCCTTGTTTGGCACAGGTATTATGAAAGGGCCGTTTGCTCTAGACAAAGAGTACCCTTCTTGGTCAGAAGACGGTGAGTACACACCTACAATCAAAACTGTACCACAGACTTCTAGTGTAAGTATCTGGAACTTCTATCCTGATCCTGACGCTAACAACATGGATGAAGCAGAGTACGTAATAGAGAGACACAAGATGTCTCGTTCTCAAATACGTAGTTTAAAACGTAGACCCTTCTTCAGATCAAACGCAATCAACACAGCTATTGAGATTGGTGAGTCCTACTCTAAAGAGTGGTGGGAACAGGTCATGGAAGATGCAGACCAAGAGACTAGATCAGAAAGATTTAACGTTCTTGAGTTCTGGGGTTACGTAGACACAGAGATCTTAAAAGATCACGACATTGATATTCCAAAAGAATTGCAAGACCAAGATCAGGTTTCAGTAAACATCTGGATTTGTAACGGTCAGGTTTTACGTCTTGTAATGAACCCCTTTACTCCTGCTATCTTACCATACTACGCAGTGCCGTTTGAAGTAAATCCTTACTCGTTCTTTGGTATTGGTATTGCAGAAAACATGGATGACACACAAACTCTTATGAATGGTTTTATGAGGATGAGTGTAGATAACGCAGCATTATCTGGTAATCTTCTTATTGAGATTGACGAAACTAATCTTATGCCTGGACAGGACTTGTCTATCTACCCTGGCAAGGTCTTTCGCAGACAAGGGGGTGCGCCTGGTCAAGCCATCTTTGGAACTAAGTTCCCCAACGTATCTAACGAGAACATGCAGATGTTCGACAAAGCAAGGGTATTAGCAGATGAATCAACTGGCTTTCCATCTTTCGCTCATGGTCAAACAGGCGTACAGGGTGTGGGCCGTACTGCTTCTGGTATTTCCATGCTTATGTCTGCTGCCAACGGTAGCATTAGGACTGTAGTTAAAAATGTAGATGATTATCTTCTTGGCCCTCTTGGAAGGGCTTTCTTTCATTTTAACATGCAGTTTGATTACGATGATGAAATAAAAGGTGATCTAGAAGTCAAAGCAGAGGGTACTGAAAGCTTGATGGCTAACGAGGTTCGTAGCCAGAGACTCATGCAATTTCTTGGTGTTGTACAAAATCCAGTACTTGCACCTTTTGCAAAAATGGATTATATTATCAGAGAGATTGCTAAGTCTATGGATCTTGATCCTGATAAACTTACAAACTCAATGGGTGACGCAGCCATACAAGCTGAGATCCTCAAAAAGTTTCAAGCAGAAAATCCACCTGAAGTAGATCCAAACGCACCACAGCAAGGTGCTCCTGCTCCCCAAGGACAAGCTCCTGCAGGAGTACAAGTCCAAGACACAACTGGTTCAGGCGGTGGACAAGTAGGCACAGGAACAGCACCAGTTCCAGGAGAGCAAGGTTTCTCAGCCAACACAGGTGAAGGGCAAGCATGAGCTTAAAACAAATAGTAAATAACCACGAAGTCTGGGATTCGTTGAATCAAGAACTAGACCGAAGACTAAACCACGTACACATACAAATGGAACAAACCTTAAAAGCAGAAGACTTATTTAGACTACAAGGTGAAGCAAAATCTTTACGTAGGCTAAAGTTTCTGAGGGATGAAGTGAATGGACCTAAACCAGACCAAGCCTAAACCAAGACCAGATATTGTTGATTTAACTCCACCTGAAAAAGCAGATCAAGATCTTATTAAAAAAGATGACTCTTTTCCAGATGTTAAACCAAAAAAAAGACCTGAGTCAGATAAGTACAAAGGACGTACTTATGATATATACTCTGTGGAAATTGATGGAAAAGATATGAATGTCATTGAGTTTAAAGATGGTAAAAGAATATCTTCACCTCAAATACTACAAATGTTTGAAGAACATAAAAGTGCTTCAGAATCAATTCCAGGAAAACAAACTTCACAAGAAATATCAAAATTTCTTGAAGAGAATAACCCTACATATGATGAGTTTGTTAGACATTTTACAGCAAAAAGATTAAATAAAGGTGGCGTAGCAGAACAGATGGAGATGTTTGGTTACACTGCTGAAGGAGCACAGCAGGAAGCTGACAAGTTTGTAGAGGAAGCAGGAGATTTAGAAAAGGATATATCTAACGCTGCATCTTCTTTAGTTCCATTCTATGACTCAGGTGTAAACATAGTAAATGTTGCACAGGAGTACATGAAACCTGAACAAGAGCGTGACTACGATTACATAAAGAGCCAGTTTACAGAAGCAGGTCAGAGTGCTGCCATAGAAGGTGGTCTACTTCTTATGGGTGGTGTTGCAGGTAAATACGGAGCCAAAGGTAT